TAGAGTTTATTTTTTTAAAGGATCTAATGCGCATAATATGAATTTTGGAGGTCATACTACTTATGGCCGCGCTAAAGGTAAGCCAGATCCATCTAATCATACTAGTTACACAGTGTCACCGTCAAAACCTATTTCAGGTAGACCAAATACTTTTGAAAGTAGACCAGCTACAGATAGAGAAATGAAAGCAATGAAGTCTAGGTTTTTTAGTAAAACAGCTAGTCCATATCACAACGCGATGTACGAAGCTGGAACCGAAGCTGGATGGAATAACTATTTAACGCAAGTAGAGGGTAGAGAATCTAAACTTCAGTCAAAAGTTTCTGAAAGAAACAAATTAAGACAAAATGCAAAGTTAGAAATACAAAACAAAAAAGAAGCACTTCAATCAAAAAAAGCTGAAAGAGCTGCTAAAATAAAAGCTTTCAATAAAAGCAGAGGTTATAAGTAATGAAAAAGATATTTCAATGGCTTACCGGTGGTGTTATCAAAGAGATAGGTAACACCATCGATAAGTTAACTACCACAGAAGAAGAAAAGCTGGAGATAAAAAAACAAATCCAAGAAATATTAGAGAAAGCAGATAGCGACGCTCAGGAGCAAGTTACTGAACGTTGGAAAGCTGATATGGCTAGTGATAGTTTCTTGTCTAAGAATATTAGACCTTTGGTTCTAGTGTTTTTAACTTTTGTTTTTACAGTTTTAGCTTTTTTTGATGGTAACATTGGAGGTTTTACAGTTGCTGGGCAATACGTACCTATTTTTCAATCTTTATTAATAACTGTTTACGGAGCATACTTTGTAGGTAGGACTTGGGAAAAGAACAAAAAATCAAGTAATGATAAATAAATGAAAACAATTAAATTAAATCAAATGAGTAACAAGATCACACAAGAAGAATTAGAAAAAGTTTCAACTTTAAAAAACAAGCAAGATCAAGCTGTATTTCAAATAGGAGTTTTAGAATCTCAAAAACATAGCGCTTTACATTCTTTAGCTGAAATAAACCAAGAGGTTGAAAAAAACAAAAAAGCTTTAGAAGAAAAATATGGCCAAGTGAGTATCAACTTACAAGACGGTACGTACGAGGAAATTAAAGAAGAAGTTAAAGCTTAACAAGATGTCTAGTGTTATAAGAAAAATAAGCATAGGTACAGATTACAAAAATGAAGCTATGCATTACTCAGTTAAACAAAACGTTTACGGTGGGCACGAGATATGTAGTATAATTCACGATGAATCTGATTCTTCTTATAACATATACATTAAGAAAAACAACGAGGTGATGCCATGGAAGAAGTTTAATTCTAACATGGCGATATCCGTTGAATATGATTTAGAGTATTAATGAGAGGTGTTTTTGATTTTATAGTAGAACCAATTAATGGTAGATACGATAATGAAGTTAAAATTGGTGATAAAAAACTAATAACAAATTCTAATATAGAAAACTTCAAATTCATTAGTAGAGAAGCTAAAGTAATATCTACACCAACAGCTTTTAACTCTCCTATAAAAAAAGGTGATACAGTCATAATACATCATAATGTATTTAGAAGATATTACAATCAGAAAGGTAAAGCCGTAGATAGTAGCAAGCTGTTTAAGGACAATACGTACTTTTGTCAGCCAGATCAAATTTATCTATATAAAAGAAAAGATAAATGGAAAGCTTTAGGCAATAGATGTTTTATAATGCCTATAAAAAATACTGATCCATTCTCGCTGGATAAAGAGCAAAAATGTATTGGTATATTAAAAATCGGTAATAGTTCATTAGAAGAGCTAGAAATAACCGAGGGAGACTTAGTTAGCTATAAACAAAACAGAGAGTTTGAATTTGTTATAGATAATATGAGAGTTTACTGTATGGAATCAAATGATATTTTATTGAAGCATGAATATAAAGGAAACGAAGAAGAATATAATCCAAGCTGGGCAAAAAGCAGTTGAGGAGCTTATAAAAGTAGCTAAAGAAGCTATTGTAGATTCTGATGATGACATAAGTGCAGATAGATTAAAAAATGCTGCTGCTACTAAGAAGTTAGCTATATTCGATGCTTTTGAAATATTAAGCCGTATAGAAGAAGAAGAAAATTTATTAAAAGAAAAACCTAAAACTACTGAAAACAAAAAAGTATTTAAAGGTTTTGCTGAAGGAAGATCTAAGTAATGTATAAGCAAACACTTGTAAAGACAGTAAAAGATCACATAAAGCCTTCTATATTAAAGAGAAATAATAGGTATAAAAAGTGGGAGAGAGGTTATAACGCTGAGCATGATGTGGTTATAATAAGTGGTGACGGAACTGTAGGTGAAATCATAGAGATACAGAACTTAAAAATAGCTCTACCCAAAGAACCTAAAGAAGTGCACAAGTGCTCTGATGTAAAAGAAGAGCAGATTTGGCAAAAAATAGATTACCCAAAAGAATTAACTAGAATAAAAAGTGTATTTGACTGGAATAAGTATGATTCAGATTTCAAAGAAACTTGGTACGATTATATAGACGAAGAGTTTAATAGGCGTGAGCAAGGTTTTTGGTTTAAGAATAATGGTAAGTCTACTTATATAACTGGTACACATTATATGTACTTACAATGGTCAAAGATAGATGTAGGTTCAGCAGATTATAGAGAGTCGAATAGATTGTTCTTTATTTTTTGGGAAGCTTGTAAAGCTGATAACAGATGCTACGGAATGTGTTATTTAAAAAATAGACGTTCTGGTTTTAGTTTTATGTCTTCAGCTGAGTTAGTTAATCAAGCAACTATGTCATCTGACTCTAGGTTTGGTATATTGTCTAAGTCTGGATCTGATGCGAAGAAAATGTTTACAGATAAAGTTGTACCTATAAGTATAAACTATCCTTTTTTCTTTAGACCTATACAAGATGGTATGGATCGACCTAAAACTGAATTAGCTTATAGGGTTCCAGCTTCTAAGTTAACTAGAAGAAAGTTAAATGATGGTGTAGAAGAAATAGAACTTGACGGATTAGATACAACTATTGACTGGAAAAATACAGGTGACAACTCTTATGATGGTGAAAAATTAAAATTACTAGCTCACGACGAGAGTGGTAAATGGGAGAGACCTGATAATATATTAAACAACTGGCGAGTTACAAAAACGTGTTTAAGATTAGGTAGTAAGATTGTTGGTAAGTGTATGATGGGATCAACATCAAACGCTTTAGATAAAGGTGGTGAAAATTTTAAAAAACTATACTATGCTTCAGACGTCACGGAAAGAAACCGCAATGGACAGACTAGCTCGGGACTATATAGTTTGTTCATACCTATGGAATGGAATTACGAAGGATTCATTGATCGTTATGGGTTACCTGTATTCGATAAACCAAAAAAGGAAGTTTTAGATTCAAACGGTGATATTATAGATCAAGGAGTTATTGATCACTGGGAAAACGAAGTTGAAGGATTGAAAAACGATCAAGACGGATTAAACGAATACTATCGTCAATTTCCAAGAACTGAGAAACACGCGTTTAGAGATGAAGCTAAGTTATCTTTGTTTAATTTAACTAAGATATACGAGCAGATAGATTACAATGAAGATATGAACAACAAAAAGATGGTTACTAAAGGTAGCTTTCAATGGGTTGGAGGTGTTAAAGATACTAAAGTTCAGTTTATACCAAACAAAGATGGTAGGTTTTTAGTTAGTTGGATACCAAAACTTGAACTTCAAAACAGAGTAATACTTAAAAACGGAGTAAGATACCCTGGTAATGAGCATGTTGGAGCTTTTGGTTGTGATAGCTACGATATATCCGGGACTGTTGATAAAAGAGGATCTAATGGTTCTTTACACGGTTTAACTAAGTTTAGTATGGAAGATGCTCCTGCTAATATGTTTTTCTTAGAATATGTAGCTAGACCTCAAACCGCTGAGATATTTTTTGAAGATATATTAATGGCTTGTGTTTTTTATGGTATGCCAATACTAGCTGAGAATAACAAACCAAGGTTGTTGTATCATTTTAAAAGAAGAGGCTATAGAGGTTTTGCGATGAATAGACCAGATAAAATATATTCAAAATTATCTGTTACAGAAAAAGAAATAGGTGGTATACCAAACTCTAGCGAAGACATTAAGCAAGCTCACGCGTCAGCAATAGAATCGTATATAAATGATTTCGTAGGTGCTAATGAAACAGGTT